TGGTCTAATGACCAGCGTACAGCTTTTAACGAAGCACGCGCAGCAGGCGTGCCATACGGCGATGCCGTAGTAGGCGCGAACCAAACCCAGACCAAAAAGAAAAAGAACGTGTTCGATATTATCGAAGATGTAGCTGAAGCAGCCGCAGTGATATCACCAGCGGTATCAATAGTTAAAACCGTAGTTAAAGCTGCGACCCAGAAGAAAGCCAAGTAAATGGATATCGACAAGTCGCTCAACCAAGCCCCGCTAGGTATGTCCCCGATGATGTCGGAGATGGACGAAGGTCCAGACATCGAGATTGAGATCGAAGACCCTGAGAGTGTTCGTATTGGCATGGATGGTCTAGAAATCGAGATCGACCCAGATGATGACGAGGGCGACTTTAACGATAACCTAGCTGAAGACTTGGACGAGAGCGTGCTTACAGAGCTTGCTGGCGACCTGCTTGGTGAGTTTGACGAAGATATCAGCAGCCGCAAGGACTGGATACAGACTTATGTAGACGGTCTTGAGTTGTTGGGTATGAAGGTCGAAGACCGTACGGAACCTTGGCCCGGTGCATGTGGTGTACATCACCCACTGCTGGCCGAAGCGGTAGTTAAATTCCAAGCCGAGACTATGAGCGAGACATTCCCAGCCCAAGGGCCGGTGCGTACGCAGATAATCGGTAAAGAGACTATAGAGAAGAAGGACGCCGCTGCACGCGTCCAAGAAGATATGAATTACCAGTTGACCGATGTGATGGTCGAGTATCGTCCTGAGCACGAGCGCATGTTGTGGGGGTTGGGCCTTGCAGGTAACGCGTTCAAGAAGGTGTACTACGACCCATCACTCGGTCGTCAGGTTGCAATGTATGTAACTGCGGAAGACGTAGTTGTGCCTTATGGCGCGTCCAGCTTGGAAGTCGCTGAACGCGTCACCCACGTGATGCGGAAGACCCCGAACGAGCTTAAAAAGCTCCAAGCAAATGGGTTTTACCGTGATGTAGACCTACCAGAGCCCGTCAATTCGATGGATGAGGTAGAGCAGAAGATTTCGGAACAGCTTGGCTTCCGTGCAGAGACCGATGACCGGTACAAACTGCTAGAAATGCACGTAGATTTGGTCATTGAAGACGATGACTACCGTGACGAAGAGGAAAACAAGCTTGAAATAGCACTCCCATACGTTGTTACCATAGATAAAGAGACCGAGACGGTCCTATCTATTCGCCGGAATTGGAACCCCGATGATAAAAAGAAACTTAAACGCAATCACTTCGTACATTACTCGTACGTCCCGGGCTTTGGCTTCTACGCTTTTGGCCTTATTCACCTTATTGGTGCTTTTGCTAAGTCTGGTACCAGTCTTATTCGTCAGCTTGTCGATGCTGGTACTCTATCTAATCTCCCGGGCGGGTTCAAAACTAAAGGCTTGCGTGTCAAGGGTGATGACACCCCGATAAGTCCTGCTGAATGGCGCGATGTAGACGTCGCTAGTGGTACAATGCGTGATAATATCATGCCACTACCCTACAAGGAACCTTCACAGGTTCTTTACTCCCTTCTTGGTACTATTGTAGACGAAGGTCGTCGCTTCGCTGGTATGGCGGACATGAAGGTGTCTGACATGTCTGCACAGGCTCCTGTGGGCACCACACTAGCTATTCTTGAGCGTACGTTGAAGATGATGAGTGCCGTGCAGGCACGTGTCCACTATGCGATGAAGCGCGAGTTCCAGCTTCTTAAGGGCATCATACGCGACTACACACCAGATGCGTACAGCTTTGAGCCAGAAGAAGGCGGTCGTAGGGCCAAGAAGTCTGACTACGACAACGTAGATGTTATTCCTGTATCTGATCCTAACGCTGCCACTATGGCGCAGAAGATTGTACAGTATCAGGCTGTTATCCAGTTGGCACAGGGCGCGCCGCAAATCTACGACCTGCCCTATCTACACCGTCAGATGCTTGAGGTGCTAGGTATCAAGAACGCGCAGAAGCTCGTACCACTCAAAGATGGTGACGACATGAAGCCGCGTGACCCTGTGTCAGAAAATATGGACATCATTAACGGTAAGCCCGTTAAGGCGTTTATCTACCAAGACCACGAAGCACATATCATGGTGCACACTACCGCAATGCAAGACCCTAAGATTATGCAGCTTCTGGGCCAGAACCCTAATGCACAGTCTATGATGAGTGCAATGCAAGCGCATATAGCTGAACACCTTGCGTTCGAATACCGTAAGCAAGTCGAAGCACAGGCCGGTGTACCGCTGCCACCACCAGAGGCAGAGATGGACAAAGACACCGAACTGGCTGTCTCCCGTCTAGCTGCACAGGCAGCGCAACAACTGCTCCAGAAGAACCAAGCCGAAGCTGCACAGCAGCAGGCACAGCAGACAGCGCAAGACCCAATCGTCCAGATGCAGATGCAAGAGCTGGAGATTAAGAAGGGTGAACTCGAACTCAAGCGGCAGAAGATGCAGATTGACGCCGCAGAGAAGAACGACCGACTCGAGCTAGAGATGGCGCGTATCGAGTCGCAAGAAGAGATAGCTGGCCTAAACGTCGGCGCAAAACTTGCCACTTCCAAAAGTCAAATGGAAGCTAAGCAGGAAGCAGAAGGACTCCGCATGGGTATCGAAATTGCCCGTGAAGCCCTCCAAAGTGAACAACCCGTTCCCAACCAAGCAACGCCCAAGGAGAATGAATGACAAATGAGTTACTGATGTACCTGTCAAAAAAGGTACAAGATGAGATTGACGTAATTAGCGGCGACCTCGCCCGTGGCACTGCAAAGGACCATGGGGAATATAAATATGCCTGCGGAATTATTCGCGGACTTATGATGTCAAACGGTTTCATCGCTGAAACCGCACAAAGAATGGAACATGACGATGACTGAAGAGGACAATACTCTCCCCGTACTACCAGAGATTTTTCTGGCTACGGACGTAAATAACATCGAGGACGCAACAGTCCTACCCGACACTGACGATAAGAAAGCCAAGCAGCTTCCAGACCCATCAGGCTATCGCATATTGTGTGCTATCCCTGAAGTCGAAGACAAGACCGCTGGCGGTATCTTCAAGGCCGACTCTACCAAGCAGTATGAAGAACTCACTACCCCAGTGCTTATGGTGCTTAAGATGGGTCCAGATTGCTACAAGGACGAGAAACGTTTCCCGTCTGGCCCATGGTGCCAAGAAGGTGACTTCATTCTGACCCGCCCAATGGCAGGTAGCCGTGTGAAAATTCACGGTCGTGAGTTCCGCCTAATCAACGACGACAGTGTAGAAGGTGTTGTTGAAGACCCACGGGGTATTTCCCGCGCTTAACGGACGTAACCCGTACAAGGAGAAGTAAAATGACCATGCAGAATGATGACTTCGAGGATTTTTCCTACGAAGTCGAAGACGAAACCCCCGTTTCTGAGGCTAATACGCCCGAAATTGAAATTGAAGATGATACCCCTGAAGCAGATCGTGGCCGTGAGCCAATGCCGAAGGAACTTGTTGAAGAACTGGAAGCTGATGAGCTCGAAGACTATTCCGACAAGGTAAAGACACGTCTGAAGCAGATGAAGAAAGTCTGGCATGACGAGCGTCGTGAAAAAGAACGCGAGATGCGTGAAAAGACAGAAGCTCTTTCTGTTGCGCAACGTATTCTTGAAGAGAACCGCAGGTTAAAAAATACACTAGCACAGGGCGAACAGTCGCTAATTGGTAGCTATAAACAAACTGCGGAGTTTGAGGCTGCTGCAGCCAAACGTGAGTTTAAAGAAGCCTACGAGTCAGGTGATGCAGACCGTCTAGCAGACGCTCAAGAGAAGCTTGCTGAAGTTAACTACCGGATGCAGCAAATAAATAATTATCGTCCTACTTTACAGGAGGAAGATAAGGAGGTAGAAATACCTCAACAGCAGGTGCAAATTCCGCAGCCTGACCAGAAAACTATGGCGTGGCAAGAGCGCAATACGTGGTATGGTACAGACCCGGAAATGACCGCAACTGCTCTTGGGCTTCACCAGAGGCTCATAAATGAACGTGGCCCGCAGTTTGCAGGCACCGACGAATATTGGGGCGTTGTAGACAAAACTATGCGCCGTCGCTTCTCCGATTACTTCGGAGATGAAATGGATTACGGTGACACCAAGCCCGCTGCACGCGAACAAAAAGCGTCATCGGTCGTTGCTCCAGCCTCACGAACACGGTCCCCCAAAAAGATTGTGTTGAAACAGTCCCAGTTGGCAATCGCAAAACGTCTAGGCTTAACAGCTGAACAGTATGCCCGTGAACTAGTGAAGATGGAGAATTAAAATGACTGATATTATTGACGCCCTAGAAGGTAAATCGGGTTTGACCCGCGCCCCTCGTGAAACTCGTGCAGAAGCTGAACGTCCTAAAGTATGGCAACCGGCATCGACCCTGCCAGAACCGGACAAGCAAGCTGGTTATGCGTATCGTTGGATACGTGTAGCATCAATGGGCCAAAACGACCCTCGCAATATCTCGTCCAAACTACGGGAAGGTTGGGAGCCAGTTAGCATCAAGGAACAACCTCAGTTCCAGA